ACCAGTATCCTCCCAAATCGGTCGCCCATCCACCATTTTCTTGAGCAACGATGGTCGGACAGGAAAATGTTCCATTAACGTCTAATGTATTTTCAGGAGCTAGCTCAGAATAAACACTACCATCATGCATATTGATACCAACTCTGTGGTTGGTAGAATCAGTAACAATATCGTATAATTTATATGAGCTAACATATGTAGGAGGAGCACCCTGTTGAATTCTAACCTCTCCAACAGATAAATATCCGGGATTTTCTAGGTCAGAAGGTTGATAGCCGCCAATTTTTAATTCACCACTAGCTACAACATCGTTGTTGATATTTATTCCACCAATGCCAGTAATACTATAGGTGTCAAGATCAAGATTTCCACCAAGCTGAGGACTAGTATCATCAATTAGATCATTCAATCCTCCCCCGCCAGCTCCTCCTATAGCACTCCCATTAAATTTGAGTGTACCGTTATCATTATATAGTTTATTTGTGGTATTAGATGGAACATATGAGCTTAACAGCATACTATACGTATCAATACCGCTAGAATATATATTGTCAAAACGGTTGTTACTAGCACCTATGTCGTATTGATTATATGAGCCAGATATCGGCAGAAAATCACCCCGATAACTTATCTCTAGTCTTGGAAAAGCAGGACTGCTATCATTATCAGAAGTAATAAAATAAAGAGAATTAGGATTTGCAGAAGAGCTAAAATTACTCTGTGCAACTCCGTATAGTCCACCGACAATAGATTGAGAAGCGCCGCCATCCGATTCGGAGGAGGCGGCGAACTGCAATCTTCCTATTATTTCGCCAGATGATACTGACTGGTCATTTGTCTGAAGTGTAATACTATACACATTCTATCCTCTAGTGTGACTATTAAACTATATACCAATTATTCCCATCGGATACAAAATTCATGCTTTCATACTGATAGTATAATGAAACTTGAGTAGTACCTTCTACCGTATCGGTATTATTTTTCAAAATATCTACTCTACCAGTGTTGATATTCTTCACTCTTATAATCTTGCCAGAAACAGGTGCTGGCAGAGTAAGCTCGATATCTGAACTGCTATTAGCCAAAACTATATCTGCTGAGATATTGGCTGAACTAGTAGCAGTCTGTACCGTCCTAGATCTTTGATCTTCACCTATGCCACCATCTGGAACATATAATTGGTTACTCCCATTGAAGTTGATGGTTGAACCATCAGCCAGAACGTCTACTTCGTCTTCGGTAACACTTAAGCCATCTCCACCAACAAAATCAATTCGATTATCGTTTCCAGAATTAACTATCAGGCCAGAACCAGCAACATTAAAATAGCCCTCATTACTTACTTGTTCAGTAATTTTATCCTGTATTGCTGCTGATGTCATCAGGCTAGTATCGTCATCGACAAAACTTTCTGAAGAAAGCTGGACAGCAGCATCAGCTAATTTACTAAATGTAATACCGCCGTCTTTAACCTGTAAAGTATCCGATGAAATCTCCAGCGTAGAACCATCAACATTGATATGTAAAGATCCTTCGCTTTCAACAAGACCGGAACCAGCATAAAGACCAGCTAGATCTGAGATTGTTGTTAATTGATGAGTAGAACCATCGCTATCAAGAGTTAATATTTTATCATCAACAGCAGCACTAACTGTAGAATATTCAGATATATCCAAACTAATTGTAACGGTATCTGTACTAGATACTAAAACATCGATACCTGGCGCACCAGAGACCAAGACAGTATTTCCATCTTGTATTGTCTCTGTATTGGAACCATCACTAAGTGTCCAACTGCTCATCGCCCCAAGACCAGAGACCAAAGTGCTTCTATTGATTTTTTCTAATCTGCCATCGCTGTCATCCCAAATAAGAATATAGTCGTTTGTAGCGTTTATATCGTTTGCTTCTGGCATGCCTGTAATAGCATATGGCAGAAGTTGTTCGGCAAAATCTGCAGTGCCTTCTAAGTCAGCAACTATTGTACCGGCGTCACCAGTAACTGTTTCACTAGTTATAGTTGCTACTGGAATAAAAGTAAATTTACCAACACTATCATCATAACCAAAAAAACCAGTCTTTGCAGATCCATCAAAATAATTAAATGAAATACCCCTGTCTTTGTTATCATCAAGCGTTGGACTACCACTGCCAAGAATAATAATAGGATCTTCAACAGTTAAGGTTGTAGAATTTACTGTAGTTGTAGTTCCATTGACAGTAAGATTGCCGAGTATACTAAGGTCATCAGAAAGAGTAACGTCTCCGGCATTACTAATTCTGATAGCCTCTCGGCCATCTGGTGACTGAGAACCTATATATCCATTGTCAGGAATTAATAACGAACTTTTTACCAAATCAATAGTAAAGTCCGAACTAGAATCAAAAACTCCACTTGATCCATATTGTCCATAAAAAACTAATCCCGAGGGATTTGGCGGGTTATCTAATGGTCTATATGACATAATATTATTTCTCCGTTATTATAGTAGGTACCAATTTTGATTATTTGATAATATTGTAACGCTTTCATTTTTGTATCTTAATAAAAATGAAGGAGAGTTATCGATTTTTTCTTCGGGACTATATGGTAAAATAACCACATTATGATCCCCCAAATTTTTAATAATAAGCTCTTTGCCTCCATAATTTATGGCGGTATGTAGATATATATTAATTTCACCATTTTCTGTATCGCAAAAAATTACATTATCATCTGCTTCTGCAAAATAAGTTTCATCAATATTTTTGTAATTTCTATATACACTACCGTATACACCACCAATAGGAATTAAGTCATCCCAAGAACTTTGCCCATCTCCAATTTTTAAATAATTATTAGAAAAGTCATATCCTGGCTCTCCACTTGCCAACACAGGATTGATAGAATGCCATTCAGAATTCTGTCCTTTTCTTATTTGTATAAGAGTTTTTCTAGGCATAAAATTACCTACATTGGATTATGGAGTTCCACCATCTACTAAATTTAAGTTATTGATGTAATACTGTATGAGTTGTGTTAAGCCTATCACATTTTCTGCTAAAACACTAGGGAAAATAATATCCAAACCACTGCTGACTTCTACTGTATGTTGGTTAGTAGTAATCAGGTCTATATAATTACAGGATGGCTTAGGATCTCCTTTAGAAACACTTATCTCCAAATTAGGTGCGTCTCTGTGGGCAATTTCTATTGTGTTGCAGGTTGATGTGTTTTCTGAAGAAGTAATTATTTCTACATTGGTTTTATTTACTGTGACATCTGTGCATGTTGAATGACCAATTGATGTTTCTATTTGTATATTTTGAGAATTATTTGATATCTCTATTCCACTCATGTATCACAGTCCAATATTTCTGTGGACTTACTATATCTTTTGATTATTTTTACATTGCCATAAAGTATTTTTAATGTATATTTTCCGCCTTCTGAATAAAAATCATCATCTGATTGAAGTTCTAAATCATATTTAGCACTACTAAAGTCGAATCCATTAGTAGTTATGGCGGGAAACTCTAAGGTTAATTTTCCAGCAGTTCCATCTATAGAAAATTTATATTTAGCCAAATCTGTATTTTCGCTGGTGAATTCTGTAGTAATATTGGTATTTGTCTTCCAAATAAGTCTGGCGCACCAGTTAGTAATATCTATTATATTATTACTGTCGTCTTTATAAACTATGGATATCCTAAAAGAAGAACCTTGTTCGATTTCAAAATCGTATTGTGCTGCACTCATGTGTAGTTCCTGTGATCTTTGTATAGACTAGTTATTACTATATACACTATACAATAAAAAAGGGCCAGCCATTGCTAGCCCTTTTCTTGACAGTTTAGTACTGATCGACCTATTATAGAGAACCGAGAATAACTCTACGATTATCTAGTACGGCAAATCCGACTTCTGCCCATCCATAGAAGCCAGCTCTCTTTTGACGATGAAGTGTTTCATCTTCAAAGATTTGTACTTCCTGACGAACAGGCATGATAAAGCTATCGTTCTTACGCAAATCTAGGCCGACAACGATTTCTTCGTCGCTGGCACCCATGGTTGCTGTTAGGGTATCATCATAGAATAGTTGATACTCTTGTCCAGCTCCTAGTTCGTCTAGGTCATGGAGATTTACGCCAAAGATACGATTAACAGCACCATCGGCAGCTGTATAAATTTCTCTTCGAGTAATCTCATCAACCTGATCAACATTCCAATTCCTGATGTCTTCCATAGCTTCTGGTGAGACATACAAGTCAGTTAGTAGGCCTCTGTCGTTAGAGGCAGAATTGCCGCCGCCATTACGTCTCATAACGGTTTTCATGAGACTAACTAGTCTCTTGGTGAACTGACCGACATCTGCATCACTATCGTGAACAACAATGTTTCGGTCAACACCAGCGGCAAGGAGAGTATGCCAGCCATCATCATTCATTTTTTTGACGAATTGTGACTCTAGTACTTCCATTGCACGACCAACAACATCCCATCTAGCATCTCTTGCATACTTTAGTAGGTAGTCGATGCTTGCGCCAACGTCATAAGTTGGAATCATGACGTAATCGCCTTCGACATGTCGTTCTGGAATACGACCATGATTAGGGATTGTATATGCTACAAAATCTCTCTCGCTTCCTGGAGATAAGAAATCTAGAGGAAACTCAGGAGTAGCACCTGGAGCTAGTCTGATAGCTTCAAAGATACCATCAAGAATGTTACCACTTAAAACCCCTTGACGAAGGGGAAGCTCAAGAGCCTTAGCAAACTCTGCATTTGCAGCTAGCGATTCTTCTCTGTTAGCCGAACCTGATTTCTTAAGAAGCTCGGTTAACTCGGGAGATGGCTGAAATTTTTCGATTTGTTCTGACATGTTAAATTCTCCGTTCATTTAGGGTGTAACTTATACGATATTAATTGAAACTTTAGCGAAACCTTCTGAGTCAGGGCCGCTTAGGAATGTACCGACTCTAGCGGCACCAACCTCGGCAACTTCTGTCAAAAGACCACTTGCGCCAACATAGGCTGCGTCACCAGCAGTAGGTGCGCCGTCTAATTGGTCTGTGGTTACTTGTCCAACTCTCAGTAGAGCAACCTTACCACCAACAGTAACTTCGTCTTTATGGAAGTTGATATGTTGTCTAGTGAGGTCAATGTCTACTACGTCGTTAAGTAAAACACCCACTGGGGTCTCTCCACTGGGGGTCGTAGCGTATGCAACAACAGCAGCGCTGTCATCCATAGCAACTCCACTACCTCCAGTAAGAAGGCATGCAACACCACCACGTTCTTCTTCGGTGTTCATGAAAAATGAAATGTCTACAAGACTTTCGATACGATCAGGTTTTAAAGCCATGTTAATTCTCCGTTTATTAAATAGGTTTATTTCTTGCCTAGTCTACTATACACAAAATCTACCAGAGCAGCTCTTGTAGCCTGAGCTTCTGATTCTTCTTCACCACCAATGCCAAGATTTACTTCGTCTTCTACTGTTACTTCATCTAAAATATCAGCAGCTTCTGAAGAGTCATCTTCGTTATCTGTAGCTTCTTCTGTAGTTTCTTCAGCGCCAGATTCTGTAGCCTCTACTGTTTGATCAGCAGCGACTTCTTCAGTTGACTCTGGATTTTGTGTTGAAACTTTAGTTAGTGTTGCTACAATACTATCAAATTGTTCATCGGTAAAATCTTCGAATTGCTTAGTAGTAGCTTCTGCGTCTTCTTCAGACAAACCAGCACTTACCAAACTAGCCATTCTCTTTTTGTACATTTCTGCCATCATTCTTTCTTCTTCTTGTTTTCTGTATTGTGCTACGATTTCTTTTTCTTTATTTAATTCATCTTGCATTTCTGCAATTTTTTTATCGTACATAGCACATAATTCCGCTTTGGTCTCTTCTGTCTTAATGGCGAGTTCTTCACCAGCAACTGTGAGTTCTTTTTTCATTTCTTCAATAGCCGATGCATGAGAAGCTTCTAGCTCTTCTTTAACTGAAACCAAATTAGCCTCACACTCTTCTGATGCTTTGGCTTGAGCTTCTTGATGCTCTTTTAGAGCAGACTCGTTTGCAGATGCTGCTTCTTGAACCTGAGCTTCAAGTGCTTCAATCTTTTGTTTTAGTTCGTTGTTGAGAGTCTCAAGATCTGAAACTTGCTCTGTTGCTGTTGTATTTTCGGCCATAATATCATTCTCCATTGAGTGTGAACATGCTTGATTATCAAATACACCTATTTTTTTATTTTGGTCAATTTTTTTTTCGTCTAAAAAATTATTTTTACTGAATATTATACTATCGCTATTAGCGGGCTTGTCAACAAAACCTTTGCCACTAAAAGTGATACTTCTTAATACTCTACCAATTTTATAGTTTTCAAATTCTCCTGTCCCGCCATATGCTCTTAAGTGCTTGGTAAGATAAGAGGTATTTTCATTTCTGTTAAGTACTTTATATTGTCCTGTAGATTGATTAATTAATCCATAATCAAAATTATTGAAAAAACATTCCATGCTGACATATTTTTTTCCGCTTTCGATTTGATGGATAAGTTCTTCACTTCTGCTTTTTAAAGAAGCGTCGCTGAATGCTCTGTAAATCACAGAAGCAGTAACGATATGAAATTTATCTGGCAAATTAGCTACAGAAGTTTCTTCTGGAATAATTTCTCCATTTTCATCGATGGGCCAATTAGATACAATATGTCCAATAATTGTATTTTCGTCGTGTTCTAGGTTGGTAGGCTTATCTTCTGGAGTATTTTTAGCTGCCCATACTTCAGCTTTATCAAAAATATCATCATTTTTATTCCAGTTGCTACTCACCAATATAGACTGAGTATAGTAGAGATCTTTGTCTGAATATGAGGCTAGCGACTTAAAGTCTTTTTTATTAATGGATAAAGAAGATTCCATTGGCTCTACGCAACTAGCATAGGTGATCGAGCCTTTGCATAGCATATCAATAGATATGCCGTCCTTCTTTTCTTGTTCGTATATTATCATTATTTATTCTCCATACTGGTATCAAAGTCTCTATACACCAAAGTATAAAATATGGCCTTTGCTTGCTTCTGGTCTTCTATTGACATCTCCGAATTTAATTCGGACTGTAAACTGTATTTCCACTTATTAAATAGTGAAATTGTATTATTGATATCTGGATTATTGATTTTTGTTAAATGGTCTTTAATTAAATTTTCTGATATTGTTGAAAATGGACTAACACTGAATAGTAGTTTAGTTTTAATAGAGTCTAATTCATTATATTCTGAACTAGATAGGCTTCTGATATTTTTTTTATCATAAAATTCAAGAAGTATAGGATGAAGATGTTTGGATATCTGGTCTTGTGCCTTAGTAGCCCACAACATGATTGTTGCTCCGGTTTGAGGGGCAAACTGTTTTTCTTTTCTTTTTTGAGTATCTTTAGAATTTCTAGGTCTACCTTCACCAGAAACACCGGTTTTGTTCTTGGCATTATTGATTTTACTAGACTCCAATTCTTTCTTTATATCTGTAAGACTTTTTTCTCCTCGTTTTTTAGGATCTAATTCTAGTCCTACTTCGCTAGGAGTGGCAAGACCTAATTGTAGAGCTATTTTCTTTAAGGATGAATCAAAAGCATTATCAGAAAATGGTCCGGATTTAGCTGGCATTTTCTTTTTCTTTCTGTCCTTATCTTCTCTTTTGACTCTAAATCTTTCCATATCATTATCAAAACCAAAGCGGGTCTTAAGTACTTCTTCCGATATAATATTGCGATCTGCTAATTGTATAAGTAAGGCCTTTTCGCTTTCTTCATTACTCAAGTCCATTTTGTCAAATTCTATATGTGCTGGCGTAGAAAATCCCATAGCCTTTTGAACTATTCTAATTTCATTTTCCCAAAATTTTGCCAAAACATCTCTGCCATACTGCAATCTTTGTGTTAAGGTTTTTAGGCTAATAAAATTATTTGTCGTACCTGCTGCTCCGTATGTACCAGTTAATGTAGGAGGAATACCAAGTCCAGCATACACACTATTTAAATGAGGAGTATATTTGCCTTCTCCTAGAAATTGATGAACACTTGTTCTGCTTTCAAGTAATTCAATATCTGGACCCCACACCAAATCCATCGTACCTCCACCAACATTATTGCCTAAGATCTGTGCCAATTTAGCTGTAGCGCTTTTTGTGGGAGCGATTCTATGTTCTAAATTACCAAGCTTAAAAATACGAATGTTGGAAATAGCACCGTCTAGTGCTGCCATATCAGCAAGTTTTAATTTTTCAATAACTGTAATATCATCCATGATAGCATAAATCATAGGATATGCCCAACTTTGCCAGTCATCTTTTTTGTAATGAAAAACCATAATAGACTCAGGATCCAAAGGATATTTCTTTTTGCTTTTAGCTGCTTCTATAATTTGAGTCGGTAGATTATCTATGATTTTCCTTGCCGCATCACTATCTGGGGCATTAATCATTTTTCTTAAAGAGGCAGGAAGACTTAGTTCATACATTTTATTTCTAACGAAAGAAGCAGCTTCACCTCCTGCAACATCTACATATACAGGATCGATAAAAGTATATATCCAAGGAATTTCCTGTGGTCTAACGACACTATCTAGATCTAATATTCTTATTTCAGCAGCAGCATTAGCGGCATACATTTGCTCCATAGCCTTGGCGGACAATTTTCCGGTTTGTCTATTTAAAACAACATTGCCAGATTTATACAGATTATTTAGGAATCTTTCGCTTCTGTCTTTTCCATTAATTCTTCTAAACCATTCCTGATAAAATCTTTCTGTTTTTTTAACTTTATGTACTAGTCTAATGCCCTGACTAGCAAAATCTCCCATCAAATCAATAACATTCTTTACTAAACCGACCCTCTGATATATGTCGTCTGCTTTTCGTAATATGTTTTTGATTTTTCTAGGAACCCTTTCGGAGTCTCTAAAATAATCATAGTCACTTCTAGTAAGGCCTGGCCTACCATCGGTAGATGTATCAAGGCCAGAATAATCTAATCTATATCTAGAATTGGCCCTAGAGGATTGTATGCCGCCATATTCTTCTAATGCTCCAGCAGAAGCCTTCATTGCTCTTTCTTGGCTAGCCGTATCCTCTCCCCATAAAATATATGCTTCTTCTTTATCGTCTATCTTTGCATCTGGTATATTGTTGTTTTTTGATGTCATAATATATGTAATTGTATTGTAATTGTATTAATATGGTGTTTTATCTATATACACCAAGATATATATCATCTCTATTTACTGCCGATGTGAACCAATCAGGACCCTTGTATAAATCCCCTCTATTTTTATCACTAATGAGTTTAAGATTTCCTCCAACATTATCAAAATCCACACTTTGGCTGGGCCTATTGGCTTGTCTAGCCATCATATTTGCTATTAAAAGAGAGCTATATCTATCCTTTCTTAATCTGCCCTTTTTACCATTCTGTAATTTAATTTCAGGAGTATCCCATCTATCTCTAGCATTCGGTCCCGTGCTAGTCTGGCTCATTACTATTGTAGTCAATTCGTTTTTTAATTCTTCTATTTCTAAAATGCAATCACTTACACTATCATAAAGATTATCAAGAGACGATTCAAGTACATTCTTTCCTTCTTTTTCTAATGCTAATCCCAGAGTTAGATTATCAAATCTTGGAAAAAGCAAACTTCTATCTTCAAAATCTTTTCTTAATCCATGATTAGCTTGGCTAGTCCAATCTGCCTTCGCAAATTGCACCATATCTAAGATATGTAAACCTGGTTGATCATCTGTGTCTTTTCTTTTATCTGGATCTATAATTGGCAGTATTAATTTTTCTCCATCTTCTAGATTATTAGGGTCATGTAATGCCTCCTCAATAGCAATACCGCCACCCTGAGCATCCATACCTATTAATACCGGAGGAAAAACTTTCATCAAATTTCTAATTTTTCTAGCACAAAAATTGTAGAAATCATATTCTTTAGCTAATCCGCTTTTTTGTCTATCTTTAAAATTTCCCCTATTAGTAGTCCAAACATATACAATTCTAGTATGGTCGTGATGTAGTTCTAAAACCACTATGCTAAAATTGTCTTTCTCTGAAGCTGGGTCGATGCCATAAACATAATGCCTATTAGAATTACCTTGAGTAACAGCATCAAACAGTATTTTTTGATCATTAATAACGATGGGACTCTCTTCGTTTGCTACACAAGATTCTATAAGACTCCTTTTAAAAAAACCATTGCTGTCATTAACAAAACAAGCAGCATATTCCATATTATAAATACCAGTATGAATAGTGGCCTTTGCTCTTGCTACCTGTTTGTCATCCATGAACCCCTTAGGTATCAGCTCATAAGGAATACGAATAACGCTATAATCTTTCCAATTAAAATTTTCTGGCACTTCTCCTTTGAAGATCTCTTCTAATTTTTGTTGATCTCCTTTGCTTTCAATAATCTTCTTATATCTGTTCCAATACTGAGCAAAATGTTTGAAGCCATAATCTGCAGTACCACTAATGATAGCCTGATTGCTTTTTGTAACTGTTAATTGCTCCAATGCTTCTGTCCAAACACCAGCTTCTATCATGGCTTGTTTTTTTGCCTGTAATTTTACATTTTCAATAGGAGTAGCACTAACCGCAGCAAAACCAGCCACAACAGTCTCATAAATATCTGGAGATATAGAAGCAAATTCATCAGCAATAATAATATGGGCTCTCAGGCCTCTAATTTTACTACCATCGCCCATAGGAACAGCAATGGTCCAACTGTCTCCAAGTCTGATAGTGCATCTGTCTACGTCTCTTCTAGGACCATCTTCATTTCCACTGAAAATACTTCTTAATATTGGACTATTTCTCCATATAGTTTCCATATATTCAAATAGGATTTTA